GTTGGTCGCTATGTGATGTTTCAGGTCACCTATATCAACTTTGTCTGTGAACCCAGCATTATTGTCATCTCCTGTCATCATTACATAAGATAGTGAGTCTAAATTGTCGGCAATGAATTCTGCATGTGTCTGCATGTCATTGTTCCAATTCCCTAATGATGTGGTGGCTTGTCCAGTCAATCTCATTTCTTTACAAAAGCCCCAGGAATAAGATGATTTGAATCTCCAGATCTGATGAACAGTTTGCCATAGCCATAAAACATCTGGATGGCACCCTACTGCTTCATAAAGGGCCAGTTCAACATTGATTATATGTGAGTCTGTTTGTCTGTCCTGCTTTTCTAAATCATTTTCAAAGAAATACTTTGGTACTTGCTTTGTGGACAACATACTTTGTAAATCTTCTGGTGTACACCCGTCTGCATAAATGAACTTGTTGTGCAATAATTTCTTTATTCTAGCTTTTACTTCCATGAATATTGGACTAAATATTGCTGCGACAAAGTAGTTTTGCCACATGATTGATCTAGGTTGTTGTTGCATCCAACTCTGAATCACTTTAGTTTTAAGTAGTGACTCGAGTTTTAAATGAATGTTAATGTCAGATATTGATGCATACAATGTTCCAGCACTTAAGAAAGATTTTAAATCATCTAATACTTTTGCTGAATTGTGGTGCTTGTTGATCCACTCGATAGTCTGCTTTGTGTTAAAGTTAATTAGGTTGCTTTTGTATGCTTCACACAAATTGGCGGCGTCGTTGTGGAAATATGCTTTTGCCATCAAATCTAATATTCTGTTTTGGTTTGGAACTGCTCGTCTCACTTTAGCTACTGACATTAATCTTCCTGTTATTGTGTTGTGTTCTTTATACAACATTTTTAAGGCTACAGGTCTTGCCTTTTCAGGGTATTTGGTTAATGTGTGCTTGCTGAATTCATGGGTTTTAAGGGAGGTTTCTCTGGTCTTCAGTCTACCTTCTGTGTTAGGCCCGTATCTGGTGGCAGACATTGTTACGTCTTTATTATTCCAAAAGTCATAAGATTTCAACGTTAATTCATCTCGTTCTTCATGAGGCTCGTCAGGAAAAATTGCATCAAATTCGTCAGTATGCCCTTTGATGTAAGTCCACTTGTTAGCCAATATCCCATTTTTCGGCCACCAAGTCACCCAATCTTGTTCATTTGGCCCTTGAACGTTAGACATGAACTCTATATCTATTTCACTGTAATCTAATTGCTTGCTGTCAATGTTGTAATTATGAGTGCCTACTCCAAACCAATCTCCAGGTTTGGCACCACTTGATGCGGGGTACGTCTTATCAACTTGACCCATCTTCTCCATTATGGAGTACACACTCAAATCTGAAAATACGACGCAAGATGCAGCTTTGTATGAAGTAAATTGCAGTCCGTCATTTGTTAATGTAATTTGCAATATTGTCTCCATAGCTTTGGCAACTTGGTGGTTAGTCAAATCAGCAGGAGTCAATTCTAAATTTGTTAAAGTTAATTTAATATTGTCATTGCTTACACTGCCCATCAGTTGTTCGATGGGTTTGTGTGTTAATGTCATTGATTTAGCTCCAGATGAACTTTCTATGATTTTATGGCCCCATTCATAACTCATGTTAACAACTCCGATTATGTTATTTTGATTAGTTTTTAAGTTTAGTAAAGTAGCCACCAATTTGCATGTCACTGCATTAGTGCATTCTGTTATGGTTACTATTTTTCCGTTAACCAACGTTTTCCGATTTATTGCATCATTGTGAGATGGTAGCAGTTCCAACAGTGGAAAAGGTTCATGTCGGTTAGTGAATACCGTTGCAGTTAGTTTACCTGTTTGTAACAATTCAAGTAAGTTGTCTCTTCCATGATGGTCTCGATTGTCATAATTTTGTATTATTATCTGTCCTTTAAGTCCTCTACGATATTGTTTGGTTGCAATTCCTTTTTCCAACAATATCTTCTTGTCTTCATATTGCCAGGTTAACACATCCTTTGTTTTCGACAACGTCTCAGTGGGTGCTTTCTTGATCAATTTAGTACTATATATCATTATGTATGAATTTGGTTTAATTGTAGTTTTTACTACAGAGAACGCTGTTTCTGCATAAATCACCCAATTCACTACGCCTAGTTCAGCTTCTTGACTAGTAAAATACCATATCAAATTTTGTTCATCGGATATTATGGCAGCAGGCACCATTAGTATGTAGTATTCGTTGTTCAATTTTTCCCACTTGCTAATGGTTAGTTTTGCTTTGTCTAAATCTGTTTTGCGCCTGTTCCCAACTAATTTTGCTAATGATTCAGATATTGTGAAATCAGAAATTGGTGTTGGTACGAAATTTCGCAATAGTTCATTGTACATGGCTTTATTGCCCAATATACCGCTCTTTGTTGTTATAAACTCTTTAACTACTCTTACCTTCCCAGTTGCCAAAGTGCAATGTAATTGGTCTGGTTGTATCTGTAAATTTAATATGTTCACCACATCGGCGGGTTTGCATAGTATTAAACCAAATGCAGTATCTGCGTTTTGTTTGGATACCACAATGGCTACTTTCAAATTTAACTGCCAACAGAATATCACAATGTCTGATATAGTTAAATTTTCATCTAAGCGTTCTATCCACTGTTCTCCAACCGCGAGTTCTCTCAAACATTCTTGTGTACATTCTTCTCTAACTTGTGGATTAAAAGTTATGTCTAAGCTGTTAACCACTACTGGAGTTACGCAGTTTGTGTCTGCTTTTTGAATCCAGTCTGCCCAATCTTCTTCTCCAATGTGACAATAAATAGACTTGTTAATTTGGTCCACAGTTAAGTCAACTAACTCAGCTATAGGTTTGAATTTTGGTTCGGCCTTTTTGATTGTGTCATAACATTGATGTTGACTATATTTGACATACTTATTAGTATAAACTATCACTGATGGTAAACTTGCTGACTTGCACAGCAACACATCGTCATTGGTAATCAATAAGTCACTTCCACTAATTGTGTTCAACTGTTCTAACACTTTAATCTCTGAGAAGTGACTTAACTGCTGGAGTAAATTAGATATGTCATTATTTGGCGATACTATAACAGTTAATTTATAACTGGAAGGTATTTCGTTCAATATGTCTATTAAGTATTCTCTAGATTGCACTGTATACAAATCTAGTATTAAATGTCTATCAATTGCAGTGTTGTCTGTGTTCACTTCCCGGCACAGTTCTGTTTCGTCTGCTAGGTGTAGCAAATGAGGTTTACTCAACGTCCAGAAAAAAGTATCTATCACTTTAAACCTTATTTGTTCAATTATCACGTTATTCTTTCTCAACTTGCTAGATATTTTCTTAATTATTTGTGATTTCAGTGTTCCTAATGGCATCATTTTATAAGCATTCCTCTCCAACGTGGTCATTTCACCTTCTATTGCAAGTAACGGTTCAATTGAATCAATAACAATTTCCAACAAGTTTATTTTAACATCAGCCAACATCCAAATGGCCATAGCGTCTACTACGACTTTATCTATACTCCACCCTTCATACTTGGACGAGAATATGAATCTCATTTCTTGTTCTATGGAATTGGCGGTCTGTTTGTCAATCATGCAACATCGTTTATAGTGTTCTACATCTATCAATTGCTGCAGCTCTAAGTCAGCTTTCTTGTTAACTGACATTGTTAATTCTTTCAAGTTCTTAGTTTCTAATTTTTGC